GTAGTTTTCGGTTGTCTGGTCCATAATGGAGCAGAAAGACTCGAGTGTCGGAAACATGGACGCATAATTCTCCCAAATCTTTTTTCTGTTTGACAAATAATTCTCGCGCAAAATAAAAACGTAGTCTATATTGGTGCGGAGATTTGGCGGAATACCCAAAGGATATTGCATGGTGATGATTAACATTACTTTCCAGTGTCTCAATTGTACCATTTTCATTCAGACATTTCTTTCTGAAATCATTAAACCAATGCTTTTTCAATGGGCATTGCACCCTCTCGGGTGGGTTTAGACTATATCTTAAGGCATCATTGTAATTGGTTAGATTACTCAACCCCACGGGCATTTAGTCGTTGAACAATCATCATATCCTTACCATTTACGGACTTAGATGACTTGCTGCGGGTTATCTCTATTTTATACCTTTTTACTGTACTTTATGTGATTAGCATAAACCACGACTCTATTTCTAAAGCCGCTTAGTAGTATAAACCTTTATAGAACTCTTTACGTTAGTGTTCTAAATCAAGACGTCTCCGCAATTTGGACGTGTCGCATATGAAGGAGTTGCGTCCTAAATATACTAGCCATTCTTTTGAAATGACTCAGGCAAACAATTCACCGTTCATGAAAAGGGATCGCATCAACTTGTCTTTGGTCCAGCTGCTGTCGTAGAGACAATCATCCAGAATGACGAATGTGCGAGGATCGATGGAACACTTCTTGTAGGTTTCCATCTCGGATTGACACTGCTTCATCACTGTCTTTTGACGGCGGAGAACATTTTCAATCAAAATCGTGTTGTACTCCTCGTGAATAAAGAGTTTGGGCACCAGCTTTCCGTAAAACCCGTTACCCGCTTCTGTCCCGGAGATAACAGTGCCGATGGGAATATCTTGGTGATGATACAATAAATCTTTGACTAAAAATGTTTTGCCAGTGTCACGACGCCCGATCAATACAATAACCGGACCCTTGTTTTCGCGCGGGTCGAAAGTGATCGATCTCATATCAAATTTTTTTAATTCCAATGTCATTTTATAGATTAACAAGAATATAAAAAAAACACACATTAAAACGCTTAAACCGTTGAAGAATTAAAATATCCTATTTCACAAGGCTCGTCGGGCACTGAGCTGTGGTCGGTCTTTACGACCTCCCGAAAGCCTGCCTTTGTAATTCTCCAATGGTCAGATATCAGTAACGATTTGAAATGACGCCCGAAGGGATTCGGGAGGCGACTTTGTCACCGACCACAGTTCCCATTTTAAATCTTCACTTATATAATTAGTTCAAACTTACTAAATTATATACATTTAGTAAATTATATTTCATGGATTCCAAGTTTAGCATTCACTACAAAAAAGCCAAAAAAATAGATTTAGACAAATTTGCGGGAATCGTTAAGATGCAGTCGTACATACCGATTTACAAACGGTTTTTCGAAATGGACGACTCCAATTATAATAAAATTTGCCTCAATAACAATTACCAAATATGCGACTTGAACACCGTTTACGACTGCACAAATAACAACGCCGTCGTTGAAAAACCAATCTTTGTGAAATTCTCGCCGCTTCTCGATCCACTCAATTTTTTGCGGGGTAAATACAATTTGGAATCTCCGATCACACGAGCCCTACCACAATTAAATTCTACCGCCGAGTCGTGTTTGCCTAAACTATTGGACATAAACAATACCGCCTATGTCGACGGCTTCTTTTCCTATTTGACGTCCATGGTGAAGGATGCCCACGGTTGGATCCATGGTGTCGAGTATTACGGATCCTTTCTCGCGATTCAAGAAAATTTCAAGTACAACATTGCCGATGATCTGGAGTTTGTAATGGAATGTCCATTTTTCAACAATAACATTGGTAAATACTTTACGATCGATGAAGAAGTCTCTGCCATTATAAACCAACACTCGGGCGAAGGATCTCGGGCGAATCGCAATAAACTTTGTATACAAGATGCCGATGCGGTCTCTTTAGACTTTGAGGATTTGTCTACATCCTTGGAGATACAAGATGTCCAACCGGTCGGACTTGAGCTCGAGTATGAAAACCAGGTTGGGCAGACAACGCAATTAAGTGCAGACGGCAGCGATTCTGGCTCTGACAGCGACTCCGACTCGGAAAGCGACACAAGCGCAAGCGCAAGCAGTGCAAGCGCAAGCGAAAGCAACTCGGAAGAAGACTCAGTTTGGGAAACTGAATCCGAATCAGAGTCAGACGACTCGATTTTCCAAGACGAAGATGAACAAATGTTCAGCTACTTGAAAGACTACCCTGTCCAAATGATTTTTCAAGAGAAATGCACCGGAACACTCGACCAACTGTTGATGAACCGCAAATTGAGCGACGATCAAACGATTGACGCCCTGATGCAAATTATTCTCACCCTGACCGCTTACCAAAAGATGTTTGACTTTACACACAACGATTTGCATACAAACAATATCATGTTTATCGAAACAGATGTTGAGTTTTTATATTACAAGGTAGACGACAAAGTATACAAAGTCCCCACAAATGGGCGCATATTTAAACTCATCGACTTTGGAAGAGCTATATACAAGTTTGGTGGTAAACTCTTTTGCAGCGACAGCTTTGCTCCGTCGGGCGACGCCTCTACACAATATAATTGCGAACCGTACTTTAACGACAAAAAGCCGCGAATTGATCCGAACCCCAGCTTCGATTTGTGCCGATTGGGCTGTTCTATGTTCGACTTTGTATGCAGGAGCAAAGAACCAAAAACACCTTTGCAAAAAATCATCGACAGTTGGTGCAACGACGACTTTGGTAAAAATATGTTGTATAAACCAAGCGGTCAATGCAGGTATCCTGATTTTAAACTATACAAAATGATTGCGCGAACTGTTAACAACTTGGTGCCGAAAGACCAGTTGAAAAATGTTGTCTTCTATTCGAGATACAAGTTTGAGGGGGAGACGACAAATCTTATGGATATTGATGCATTGCCTGTCTATTAAGGGAACCAAGGTTCCCTTATAATCCCTCCTTTTTTTCTTTTTCTTTTTCCTTTTTCTTTTTTTCTTTTTTCTTTGCTCCCTTTTTCCTCGGTTTCGTTGACCCTTTGCACATTTTTGTATCAAAAAATATTTCATACAAAAAACCAATTTAGAGCAACAAATGTATACTCACAGATAAACAAAACATGACAATCGACAAAATTGTATACATCAATATGGATTCAAGAACTGACCGCAACGATACAATCTTGAGCGAGTTGCGCCGTATTGGTTTCCCCGAAGATCGTGTCCAACGTTTCCCCGCGATTTGTTACAATGGATGCGCAAACACCGGTTGTCTAATAAGTCACGCAAATGTCCTCGAGATGGCCTACGACTCTGGTTACTCCAACGTCTTGATCCTTGAAGACGACTTTGTATTCATCGAGGATAAAAACAAAGTAAACGAGGATTTGAAAGCATTTATCGATTTGAACCTTGAATGGGATGTGGTCATGCTCACTACTTGTGGTGCTGTAGTATCCGAATATACAAACAGCCTTGTATCGCGCATATCGTCGTCTGGAAACGGCGCGGGATATCTTGTGAACCGGTCGATGATGTTGGAGCTCAGCACTTTGTTCAAGTCGAATGTTGATAATTTGTTTCTGACCAAACAGCACTGGAACTACCAGAATGATATTCTTTGGAAATCCTTGATGCCAACATCGAAGTGGTTTATGTTCAACCAATATTTAGGATATCAACAAGAAGGTTACAGCGACTTGTCGCAAGACAAGAAGATTGCGATTGTGCCTCAAGTTGTATGTAAAGATACAAAGATACAAGTCCATGTCGAAGAGATATCGACCGAAGAGATATCGACCGAAGAGATATCTTTGACCAAGTATACCTCAGACTCTGTCGTAAACACCGTGATAGAATCGTTTATCAAACGATCGAATATCGGTTTGCAAAAGTATGGCACAACTTTGGACCGCGAAGATTTGAAAGTGCTCGACTGGATACAACATGCTCAAGAGGAACACATGGATGCGATTTTGTATTTGGAAAAGTTGAAACGAGAGGTCATAAAAAAAGGTATATAAAGAAAGAATATACCAAACTATGATTACACGCATTTATTTCCCAAGTTCGTTGGGTCAAAAGAAACCAGGCGTCGATACAACCGCGAAATATTTAAAACAAATATTTGGGAAAACCGACACGATTGTAAACACAAAGAGCAACGATACTTTGTCAACTAACTTGAAAAAACTCTACCGATCAAACATGAAGGCGACTTTGCCAACTGTGAACATCGGCGGCGATCACTCGATGGCTATCGCGACCGTGGCCGCATCTCTCCAAAAACACGGTTCCGAACTCAAGGTGATTTGGTTCGACGCCCATGCCGACATCAACACGCGCAAAACATCGCCAAGCGGTAATTTTCACGGAATGCCGCTCGCATTTCTTACCGGTCTTGACAACGATTACCAAATGTTTCCTTTTTTGTATGACGTTCCAGAACTCAAGTTCGAAAACATTTTGTACTTGGGCATCCGAGACTTGGATCCAGGCGAGAAACAAGTGCTCAAAGATAAACAAATCAAGTATGTAAAAAGCGCCGATATCAATAACGATCCAAAGAGGGCGTTCGAAATTGTAAAGGCATTTGTTGGAAAGGCCCCGGTTCATTTGTCGTTTGACGTGGACGGAATCGATCCTGGCGAAATGCCGTGCACGGGAACTACTGCAAAGAAGGGTGTGCATGTAGAGGCAATCAAGCCGGTGCTCGACAAGATTATGAAGAAAACAAATCTTGTGAATATGGACATCACCGAGTTCAACCTTGAAATTGGTGATGACAAGCAGAGAGAGGTGTCTATGACAAACTTTGTGAAACTTTTTCAGAAATACCTATAAGAAGGAGAACTACGTTCCCCTTTAACCCCTCCTTCAACAAGGAGATCAGTTTGGCAAAATACCCACTGGTTCCTTAATTTTATTTCGAATTATGTATATTGAAGAGATTACCAACAGGGAAATTTCGGTCGAACTCCTGAAAATCATCGGTACATCTTGGGTTTGGACACTATAATAGATCCACATGCTTGACGAACAAATATTCAAGATACAAAATAATAAATCGAAGATCAACGCAAAGATCTTGTTTCAAAGTTGACAGAACAAAATGATCGAATATCTTTATTAGAAAGTGAAAATGCAAAACTGAATGAAAAAATTTCATTGACAAGAAGTGGTGGCATGACAATGATAGGATATAATACTGAAGGTCAACCTGTATTTGTTTCTCGAAATATTGAATATCAAAATTTCATCTTTAAATTAGGATATAACTTGCAAAATGGAACCTTTATTATCGATTCCCTCGCGGATTTACAAAACATTGCAAAATTTGATTTTAAAGATCTTGTGTCTGGCGGTCCGGGGAGGTATGAAGACTCAATTGTAGGTCACGTATGTTCAACGGCGTGGAATAGTTATCCACGCGATTTCTCGGATGCTGCAAGGGATGCATTTCAACGAGTAAATGTACAAGTATTATATGACGGAAAACCGATTTAATATTTTTTTTATAATTGGTTGTCATTTTACACCTCGCCGAATAAAGTTTAATTTGTGATTCGATTTTTCAATTCTTCCCAAAAAAACAATGGTGCAATCATTTTGCACTGGCAAATTTTATAATCACTGTCAAACGACTTTATAAGTCTATATTTATACTCTGTTTGATATATGCTGTTTATACTACTAATTAGCGCAATTTCTTTATTCGTAGTATTTATTAAGGCGCCTTTTAGACAAATTTTTTCTTCAGTAGTTCTTTTGATAATCAACAAAATTTTCCAATCGTCTTTATTCTTTTTTCCAGTTGTTGTGAATGGAATAAGTCTTTGTAAGTTCTCATACGAATGCGTTTCAAATTCAAACCCTTCTTTAAATGACGTGTTTTTTATTTTTAATTCTTCAATATTAAAATTATTTATACTTTCTTGTTTAACATGATACTGCATTAAACCAGGAGGTACAGGTACCATTTGGTATCGTTTATAATCTTTTGTTGTCAAATTCATTAAAGTCTTTATACAAAAAACTTTAAATTCTTTATCGTTATTGATAGCACATACCACTTTCGCTAATTGGTTATTATAACGGCGATGTTTTTGTGACAGCATTCGAAAAAAGGTTTAACAATCTAAGTGTAGTACTTAACGACAAACTGTTTGTACTTTTGTTTTTGTATAAGAGAAACATGAAAATAAGTCGTCCGATCACAGACAATGAAATTGCTGTGTAAGGTATTGATTTTATACCGGTGAAGATTTAAAATGGGACACCCCAACGGGGTGTCATTTCAAATCGTTACCGATACCGCTCCATCGGAGAATTAAAATGTCCCATTTTAATTCTTCAATGGTGTAAAGTGTCAGTCTGCATTTAAAAGAAAACCTAAGGTTCCAAGGGCAAGCCTCGCGCGAGCCCGAGCCTTTGTGTCCTTTAAATCCTTCCTCTTAATAAAAAAGTTGAATCAATTTATTATTTTTGATTGTTATAAAATACTCAGTTTTTTATAACATAATAGCAGTGTACTCTAATATAAGGATCAAAAAAAGCACAAAACAGAAGGAAGGATCAAAAGGAAACCATGGGTTTCCTTTAAAATTCGCAAACAAGATCAAACACGTTTGACGAAACCTCTTTATTCGCCATCGCATACTCACTCACGGTCCGTTCGAAAAAGTTCGACTTGCTCTCCAAACTGATGAGCTCCATAAAATCGAACGGATTCGCACTATTATAAATCTTATCAATATTCAGCTGCAAACAAAGCCGATCTCCCACAAACTCAATATATTGTGTCATCAGCTTCGCGTTCATTCCAATGAGACGGCATGGAAGCGATTCGGTAATAAACTCCTTTTCGATTTCCACCGCCTCTCTTATAATTTCGCCAACGCGCGCCTTCGAAATCTTCAGGTGCAACTTTGAATACAAAAGAACTGCAAACTCGGTGTGCAGTGCCTCATCACGGCTGATAAACTCGTTCGATAATGTAAGCCCAGGCATGAGTCCGCGCTTCTTGATCCAATAAATCGCCGCAAAACTGCTGCTGAAGAAAATACCCTCGACACACGCAAATGCGACCAATCGCGTGGCGAAAGTTTCAAGCGATTTATCATCAGTTCCATAGCCAATCCACTTGCGAGCCCAGTCAGCCTTTTTCGTAATCGACGGACAAGTCTCGATGGCCTTAAATAATCGGTTTTTTTCAGCTTTGTCTTTGATATAAGTTTCGATCAATATGCTGTACATTTCAGAATGAATATTTTCAATTGCGATCTGGAACCCGTAAAATGCTCTGGCTTCGGAAAGTTGGACATCGGCCATGAACCGGGTGGCCAAATTTTCCATGACAATTCCGTCACTTGCCGCGAAAAATGCCAACACCATCGAGACGAAATATTGCTCATCCTCCGAGAGTTTCGCCCAATCGCCGAGGTCTTTTGATAAATCGATTTCTTCGGCGCGCCAGAAGCAGTCGACCTGCTTCTTGTACATTTTCCAAATGTCGTTATCCTGTATGGGAAACATTACGTAGCGAGAAGTGTCTTCTTTCAAAAGTGGGTCGGTCATTTCCTAAATAATATACAATAGGGAGATTTTTTATGTCCATTCTTTTCATTACATACTTGTGTTGACCGCGAATCGCTGAACGCAGCATGTGAGTTCAGAATGACCAATTTTTGTGACAGCATACAATAAAAAAAAATATGATAAACACGAATTTTGACAAAATCGATCCAAAAACACTTCAAAAAATGGTATTTATTTACAATTCGGTAGAGACTGGCTGGAAGGTGAAAAAAAGGGATAACAGGTACATCTTTGAAAAACGGCATGGAAACAAAAAGGAAGTTTTCATGGACGATTATTTAGAGAAATTTGTGGTTGAAAATGCTTCTTTAAACCCTTGAATTTTCCATGAATTTATAATTCGGCATTTTCATTTGGGAGTCCGCCCATAATTCTTTCGAATTGTCGCGCAATTTCCTTTTCCAACATGGGGAGTCGAGTATACAACATTGGATTCTTGCCATTTGCATATTTATTGGGATTAAACTTAATAACTATGTTTTTTTCATCTGGTGACACAGCGCCGGTGTTATATACAATTTGTAACAAGGTGCCACTAATTTGTATTTCGCTCAAACCGTTTTTGTGAACAAAGCCGTCGAACTTGGAATCGATAAATTTTTGTATGACGGTGTCCTTCGATTTATAAAGGGTTTGCAAAGTAAGTGCATCGGTTGGATACAACGTCACATAACAGTGTGAGCAAAAACCCTTGAATCTTGGCAATACCCCAGTCTTGCCGGAACAGTTGACACAAGTCGGTGTTGTTTCTTCTTTTTTTTCTTCTTCTTCTTCTTTTTCTTTGTCAAACCAGGCTTTACAACTTGTGTTTTTACTCTCGGGTTCGCGATGCAATGAACAAAAGAGGGGTTTCCGAAAACAAAATCCATAGACCGCCTTGTTCCGACAGGTGTCCTTTTTGCAAATTGTCGGCATTGTTTACAATGAATTTATACATTATTTGTCCCCTAAATAATAAACCAGGGGGCAAATGCAATTTTCATGTCTCTACATAGGGTGATTGAGTTGTTTTGATACATCCCCTACAATCGCATAAGACCCAGGGTCTTTGGGGAATCGCATTTCCAGCAAAAATGTAGACAAATGATAAAAATGGACAATTGTTCGCTCAGATTTAGGAGAAATTATGTTTTGGGATTATATAAAAAAAAATGGGAGGAGCTTTAATGCAATTAGTCGCCTACGGCGCACAAGATGTTTTCCTTACTGGAAACCCCGAGATTACTTTCTGGAAGGTGTCTTACAGACGCCACACCAACTTCGCCATGGAGTCCATCGAGCAGACCTTCAACGGTCAGGCTGACTTTGGTCGCCGTGTGTCCTGCACCATCTCCAGAAACGGAGATCTTGCCTACCGCACCTATGTCCAGGTTACTCTCCCCGAGATTAACCAGTCAATGAAGGGCAGTTCTGGCGATGTCTATGCCCGTTGGTTGGACTACCCCGGCGAGCAGCTCATTGCTCAGGTCGAGGTCGAGATCGGTGGTCAGAGAATTGACCGCCAGTATGGTGACTGGATGCACATCTGGAATCAGCTCACTCTCTCTTCTGAGCAGCAGGCTGGTTACTACAAGATGATTGGCCACACCACTCAGCTCACCTACATCACTGATCCCGCTTTCGCTGAGATCAACGGCCCCTGCGCCGCTGTTGGTGGACCCAGTCAGGTTTGCGCCCCTCGCAAGGCCCTTCCTGAGACCACTCTCTACATCCCCCTCCTCTTCTGGTTTTGCCGAAACCCTGGTCTTGCTTTGCCGTTAGTGGCTTTACAATACCATGAAGTCAAGATTAACATCGATTTCAGACCTATTGGTGAGTGCTTGTGGGCTGTCAAGTCTTTGACTGACATCGCCAGCAGTTCTTCCCAGGCTGTCACCACTGCCTACCAGCAGTCCCTCGTCGCCGCCTCCATCTACGTTGATTTCATCTTCTTGGACACCGACGAGCGCAGAAAGATGGCCCAGAACCCCCACGAGTACCTCATCGAGCAGCTCCAGTACACCGGTGACGAGTCTGTCGGATCTTCCTCCAATAAGATCAAGATCAACTTCAACCACCCTTGCAAGGAGCTCATCTGGGTCGTCCAGCCCGATGCCAACGTCGACTACTGCGCCTCCCTCGAGGGCAACAGTACTCTCTTCAAGGTCCTCGGTGCCCAGCCCTTCAACTACACCGATGCCATTGATGCTCTGCCTCCTTCCATCCATGCCTTCGGCGGCCCCGCCGAGACCTCTGGTGCCAACGCCTTCATCTCTGGAGGTGTCTTCCAGATGCCCGGTGCTACCGATGCTGTCTCTGGCGGCTCGATGAACACCAACCAGGACTGGCACTCCACAAGTGGTGTCTTCAACCCCGACGGCTCCACCCCCAACGGCTCTGCCGTCTCCGATGCCGGCACCTTCGTGCTCGCTGAGACCGCCCTCAACCTCCACTGCTGGGGCGAGAACCCCGTCGTCACCGCTAAGCTACAGCTTAACGGCCAGGACCGCATCTCCGAGAGAGAGGGTTCTTACTTCGACGTTGTTCAGCCCTTCCAGCACCACACTCGCGCCCCCGACACTGGAATCAACGTTTATTCTTTCGCACTCAGACCTGAGGAGCACCAGCCCTCAGGGTCTTGCAACTTCTCCAGAATCGATAACGCCACACTCCAGTTGGTGCTGTCATCCGGAACTGTTGCTGGCACTTCCACTGCCAAGGTCCGTGTCTATGCCTACTCTTACAACGTTTTGCGTGTGATGGCTGGTATGGCAGGTTTAGCATACAGTTCTTAGGCAAATGGATGGTATGGACGGTTTATAACAACTTTTATAAAAGTATTGCAAATTTTTTAATTAACTGCATAATTTGATTTAAATAAACAAAAATTAAATTATATTTTTATTTCTTGGACTCAGACGCGGATCTTCTGTCGTCACGACTAAGCTTAGTATTATTACAATTCATTATATTAATGATTCGGACACTTGGAGTTTTCAACTCTTTTTTAGAACAATTCTCGTAAATTTTTTCCAAACGTTCCAAAAATAAGAAAAAGTCAAAGTCTTTTTTCATAATATTGCACTCGGTACAGCATGCGTTTGAGTTGTGAAAGGTGTACCCACTTTCGTTATCAAATCTGTCAATCCCGTTAGTATGGTTCTCGTCTGACTTTTTACCACAAACATAACAAACTTCTTGAATCAATTTGTAGTAATCCTCTTCGGAAAGCTCAAACTCATAACCGCGCTTGATTGCATTGTATCTGTAACATTCGTATGTAGACCCCTTATGGTTTGCGAAAGCATCCGGATATTTCTGACCAGTACTTAATTTGCAGTTGTGTCTTAAAATATGTTCAACACGTTGCATAAATGTAAGAATATCAAGTGCACCTTTCATCATATTACATTCGGTACACGCACTGACACAATTGTCAAGATCATATCCTTTCATGCTGTCCATGCGATCAACGCCATTAAAACCTCTTGGTTGAATTTCTCCACAGTAGTAACATGGGTTTTTAGTGATATTATTAAACTGTTCTTGCGTCAAATCAATTGTGCCTGGAAATCTTCGGTTACGATAGTTTAATTGGGTTAACGCAATTATTTCAGGATTTGCCTCTCTCCACTCGCGTTTCACAGCCTGGCGTTCTGGTTTTTGTGCGCCGATTCTGTCAATTTCACGTTTGTGCTCCTTGTCACGTTTTTCATCCTGTCTCTTGTTCTCATCGCGACATGGCTTGCAGGTTTTCATTTCTGCACCGCCAGCACCACTGTACGCCTCAATTGGCCGACGTTGACAGCAAACAGAGCACTGTTTCATTCCATCGACCACTTCGCCAGACACGGCAGCCCGCTTCGCTTTATCCCTTTCGCGCTCTTTCTGCAAACACTCTTGGCAGCTTTTGTTGGCGTAATCGGCACCAAGTTTGGTTCGGCATCCTTTCAAGTATTTTACACAGGGTCGCACACCTTCCGCGGTGCATTCGTCGACAAACAAACAAAGTTGGTGGAGACCGCAGTAAATATTCTCCACGGATCGTTTGAATTTGCAGCCTTCGGATTTGCACAAAACCACGTTTTCTTTTGCTTTCGCGCGGTTTAGTTTACCTCTTTCATTGCAACTCGCACATTGTTTGATGTCTCCTTCGAAAAAGTACATTTTCATACAACCTTTGCATAACTGGAGCGCCAAAAGCATTTCGGGAGTATAATCCACCATGTACTGGTGATTTTTGCAAAACTGGGTGCCATCCTGCGAATTACTTCGGCACGGGTTGTTGTTGCGATCTTTGCCCAAACACTTCGACATTTTTTTTATGAATTATTTTTTGCTTTACATTAAAGTATACCAAGTTTTTGCTTCGTTTTCGGGTGGAGCAAACAAATTAATAAAAACAGATTTTATTATCATAAATATATGACATAATTGTTAAAATAATTTTATTTTTTCACACTATATTTCTTTTTAAAAATCGCTACATGCATGCATAAAGCGATTTTTAAAATTAATCGATTTCGCTTTTAAATATCTAAACCGATATTTTATACTTAAAGAAACATTACATTGAATAATTATAATATGAGTGAAAAAATAGATTTCGTCGGGTTAATTGAAAAAAACCCACTCACAAGATTTAATGGAAACTATCAGTCTATTTTGGTTGATAAAATTAAAGAAAATTTCAACACATACGAACAACAAATGTTTCTTTCAAGTTTTTATTGTTATTTAAACTTTGATAAAAAACTTGATTTTGTTATTGACTTAGATGATGTTTGGAAATGGGTTGGCTTTACACAAAAACTAAATGCAAAAATATTATTAGAAAAACATTTTTTGTTGAATATTGACTATCAGAAGTCACAAGTCACAAAACAAGCTAATGTTAAGGGTGGACAAAATAAAGAGGTTTTTTTATTAAATATTAGTACATTCAAACGTTTTTGTTTAAAAGCTGGAACTAAAAAAGCAGATGAAATCCACGAATATTATATTAAAATGGAAGAAGTAATACACGATGTTCACAAAGAAGTTTGTACAATACTTACCAATCAAGTAAACCAAATTAAAAGTGAATGTGATTCAAAAGATGCTGAACTGGCAAAACGCGAGATAGAGTACCAGGCAAAACTGAAAAAACAAAAAGAGGTCGAACGTGAAAAAGTCTTGTTGAGCCAATTTGCGGTATCCATTCCGATTGTTTACATCATCCGTGTAAAAACCCACGAAAACGGCGAGTATGTTGTCAAGATTGGCGAGAGCCGCCGAGGTATCCAGAACCGCTATGCCGAACATAAAAGCCACTATCCAGAATGTGTTTTGCTCGACGTTTTTACCGCAATTCAAAGTAAAGATTTCGAAGTCTACATCCACAATCATCCGAAGATTCGGTGCAATCAAGTAAAAGATCTGCCAGGCCATGAGACTGAGACCGAACTATTTTTAGTTGGCAAAAATCTCACATACCAAATAATTCTTGACGCGATAAACTCTCAAATTGACAACTTCCAAGAGCATGGGACAAAAAAGCTTGAACTCGAAATCGAAAAACTAAAAATAATCGCAACAAACCATTCAAGTCCCGCTATGGCACAACTTCTCGAAACAAACCGGCGAATCGAAGAGTCAAATAAACAGTTGCATGCGCGTATCAATAAGTTGGAAAACATGATTGAAAAACTTCTCGAGACAAGAGCCGCCGCGGTAAGAACTCAAACGGGTTTTCAAGAACCTTTGCCGACTTTGGGTCCGCGAGTTCAAAAAATCAATCCCGATACACTGCAACTGATCAAAATATACGAATCCGCAACAGAAGTAATGACCGAAGACCGCTCTATTAAACGGCCCAGTTTGTCAAAAGCTGTTTTGGAAAATACGGTTTACAATGGATTCCGATGGTTATTTGTTGAACGTGATATGGATCCCAAAATAATTCATGGCATTCAACCAACCCGCCCCACAATTCCCAAAAATATGGACTATATTGCCAAAATCAATAAGGATCAAGACGAGATTCTCAATGTATATTTAGACAGAAAGACTGCGGCGTTAATGAACGGTTATTCATTCGGAGGAGTCAACAATCCTGTAAAAAATGGAACTATAACACAGGGCCATTATTACAAGTTTTATAGCGATTGTCATGAAACACTTGTCGAAAATTTTGAAGAAAAATATGGAAAACCAATTTTGTTATATAAAGCCGGTTTCGGAATGTTCGACGAAACTACTGGCCAGTTAGTCAAAGAATTTAAACACAAATATGATTGTATGCAATCCGAGAAAATAAGCGACAAGACACTTGCGAAAGCCATGAGAGAAGACAAAGCGTACAATGGTTTCAAGTATAAAGAACTGCCACCACGCCTTAGTTGTTACTAATCTTTAGCGAAATATTTTATTATATGTTCTAATTAAAAATATAATAAATTATAATTATATAATGGCAACAACCACAAGCGTAATTTTTCCAAACACAGTTTATGTTGTTTTCAATGACACGCTCTCCAGTTTCATTTCTGCAACGACTGTGTCGCCATCGGTCCCGGGTACATTCGCTTTTTTCAAAAACAACAGTTCGGGCGCTGCTCTCACTTCGGCCAGCGTCTTTGACGCCGTTGGCAGCTACACTATTTTCTGCAGGTTCACTCCCACCGATACCGTCACGTATCAAACCAGTTCGAGTACCGCATTTCTCGTAGTTCAGGACCTCGATGTCTACAACAGTTATTTCAATATTCCAGTGAGCGACGCTTCCAACGTTCTTGTCAACGGCAATTTCAACTATATTCCGGCAAGCATCGCGTCGGGCACTTCCGTTTCAGCCCCTACAAATGTTCCTGGTTGGAATTTCTACAAAACCGGCAGTTATGATATCCAGCTTGTAAACAATGTCGACATCTCCCTTGGTATCACTTACCCTCCTCCATTTGCAAGTACCACAACCAAAGTCGTTTATTTTGTTGGCGGCTACTTGTTTCAGTGGTTTTACGCCCCCGCTGGAGTTTATCAGTTTTCGGCTTATTACGCCGCGCCAGCCACCTCCGCAAACTATATTTGGTTTAATATCGACAGCACATCAAGTGCATACAGGTCGAGCACTCCATACCCAAATCTCCAAAATTGGCAACTTTATACAACGACTGTAACAATCACCACTACCGGTATGCACCGCTTCGTTATGACAACCAATGGAACCTCAAAATTCTATGCAGCCTGTCTCTCTCTCAAACCTGTCAGCAGCCCTTTCTATTTAATGTACTCCAAAATTAATTCACAACTATTCAACGGCACATTTGAATCCGAAGTTCAAACCACAAATAGCAAAACTTTGTCGCCTCTCACAAATTGGAATATTGTCAGCAACAATGTGTGGGTCCTCAATAATTATTCCACATACACTTCGCTCCCGTATCCTTATCCAAGTGGCAACCAGTGTATTGCAATTGAAGGTCTCGGCAAAATCACCCAAACTTTTAACTATGTAAGCGGCACTTCGAACTATTTGTCTTTTTACATATGCGGCATCACTGATACAAGCGTTAATGCAATTCGTGTATCTATGAATAGTACCGTGATTTTTGACAGCAACAGTGTCATTGTTTCATCCACCGGTATCAACAGTGGCAGTTGGCAAAAAATGGTATTCAAGGGTATCACCACAGTTGACGGGGCAAACACCCTCACGATTGAAGGTCGTAATTCTGGTACGAACATCACTGCAATTGACAATGTGACTTTCGGATCAATTGCGAAACAAACCCCGGTCGTATCGTATCCCGCACAACAACAGATCACATACGGGACTCCTCTTCTTAATAATCTTAATGCAACTTGTAGTGTTCCCGCAGTTTTAAAATATTATACGGATGCAAGTTTTTCATATCAAGTTTTCAACGATACAATTCTTCCAATTGGAAATTACACAATTTACGCAGTTGCATCCGATTCACCATATTCGCAACTCTTATCTGGCCTTACATATGCCGTTTACAGCAGTTATTCAAGCAGTAGTGTAAACTTTTTTGATGGAAATAACAGCTATAGGTCTGGTACGGGTTTTACGGGGTTAACGACAAATATATCATCGATTGAGAGTGGTACAAATAATTTTGCAGGAAGTTATAATACGGACGGCTGGTCGATTCAGTGGATCGGATTGTTTAAACCAAATCAAACTGGAGTTTGGACATTTTATACAAATTCGGATGACGGCTCGTTTTTATGGATTGGTTCCAGTGCGGTAAGTGGATACACATCAACAAACGCGCTTGTTCAGAACGGCGGTGCACATAGTCTCGCCGAAAAATCTGGAAGCATCACACTTACAGCGGGTGTTTACTACGACATTCGAATCCAATATTTCGACACTACCGGAACACTCGATACCATGATTGTGGCTTTCCAGGGTCCAGATGGAGAAAAGAGAATGGACGGCAATGGGTTTTATTTTTCAAAAAGTCTCGAAGACACCATCATCTATAACTCCGCCTATACTTCTGCGTCATTAAGTGTTGTTGCGCCTCAACTCAGTATTGTTTTTCCCAAAACAGTGTATGTTGTTTTAAATGATACGCTCGCAAGTTTCATTTCTGCAACGACTGTGTCGCCATCGGTCCCGGGTACATTCGCTTTTTTCAAAAACAACAGTTCGGGTGCTGCCCTCACTTCGTCCAGCGTCTTTGACGCCGTTGGGAGCAACACTATTTTCTGCCAGTTTACTCCAACCGATACCGTCACGTATCAAACCAGTTCGAGTAGTTCTGTTCTCGTAGTTCAGGACAAAGATGTTTACAATAGTCGCTTCGATATTCCTGTTACCGACACTTCCAACGTATTGGTTAATGGCAACTTTCAGTATCTCCCCGCAAGAATTGCATCGGGTACAAGTTCTCAAGACTGGTCAAATATCCCAGGATGGACTTTTACTTATGGCAATAACTTTTTTACAATTTACAATAATGTCGACTTGTCATCGGGAATTGCTTTTCCTTATCCTTTCGGCACAACATGTATAAGAGCATTAGGAGGTACTCTTTACCAGTCATTTTATTGCGTTGCTGGAACATATTCATTATCTTTTTATGCGGCAGTATCGGCTTTAGTTTCAACAGCACAATATGTTCAAGTTAATCTTAACGAAACGCGTATTTATAATATTAATAATAATGTACAATTACAAGTTGGCTGGCAAAAAATAACCACATCAAATTTTACAATATCAACCACTGGAATGCATAGATTTCGGTTTGCTTATGCAGGAGGTAATACATTTTACTTAGGAAACTTTGTCATTACACCGGTGACAAATCAAACTTATTTAAAACCTTCGAAAATAAATTCTCTCATTTCCAACGGAGTTTTCGAAACTGAAATTCAAACTGCCAATAGCAAGTCGTTGACACCTCTCACTAATTGGACAACTTTAAACAACGCATGGGTTCTAAATAACTATTCTATATTTAATCCGAGAATACCTACTCCTTACCCGAGTGGAAACCAGTGCGTCGCACTCGAAGGTCTCGGAAAAATAACCCAGACGTTTACTGCAACCGCGAGCAGTTCAAACTTTTTATCATTTTACGTGTGCAGTTTCAGCGACACTTCGGTCAATCAAATACGCGCAAGCATTAACGGTACCGTGATTTGTGATGTGAGTTCCACCATTTTCTTATCCAGTGCTTGGACCAAAATGACTTATGGTGGCATCACGACAATCGCAGGTACCAATACACTTACAATCGAAGGAATGATTCCGGCAACTGGTTCGATCTCTGCTATCGACAACGTCATTTTCGGCCAAGTTTTAAAAGAAGCACCCGTCGTGTCGTTCGGACCAAAAACGGATTATCAGTATATACCTATCCAGAACAATACGGTGAATTCCAATAAGTTTACAGCGACAGGTAACGGTGCGCACCCCGGGTTGTATGAATTCACTGCGTCGTCTTCACACTTTGGAGATGGTGTCCTACAATATTTTGCAGACGGAAATTTAACAAATTATTGGGGTACATCTTATACAACCAGCTCTATTTTTCCTCCTTATGCAACTGGTCCATATTCTGGAGGTAATTATGTTGGCGCAACAGATCCAACTGGACTCATTTCTTACTTTTTCAAAACAGATGTTACTGGAGTTGGAACAGTTAGTGGCGAATGGATTCAAATCAAACTTCCGTATCCGATCCAATTAACTAAATATGGCATAGTTGCAAGACCTGGAAATCTTGACTTCTTCCCGCTTGATTACTATTTATTGGGTTCTGTCGATGGGTTAAAATGGTATTCAATTAGTCGCGTGACAAATTCACCAGTTGTTGCAAATCCAACCCCCTTATACTGGGATGTATCAAACAACACTAAATTATACTCATTTTACCGATTTATAATAACAAAAACGAATGGATTTACATACACTGGACTGAGTGAACTTTCCCTGTTCGGCGACAACACCAAGAACTATTACGGAACACCGATCGGCGCAAACTTGAACGCATCTTTCGACATTTCCGGTGCATATACATATTTCTTGGACGCCTCTCTCAACAACCAAGTATATCCAGTGAGCACACTTCCCGTAGGCAACCAAACTATTTACACGAGATACATATCGAATGATACGGTTGACTATAATACATCGTTTGCAAATACAACTCTTACCACTGTCGCGCCTCCGTCTTACATCGTTTTTCCACAAAATGTAATCAACGTGGTTTCGAGCGACACTTTGGCCGATTTTATGTCCAAAACATCAGTGTATCCCAGTGTACCGGGTAGTTTCACGTTCATGAAAGTTGATAATACCGACTCTTCAATCCGCACAGTACTTACCGCGTCTTCAACATACGGAACGGCAGGAAAGTACACACTGTATGTAAGTTTTGCACCAGACGATTATTTAAACAACCAACCGTGTTTCGGTATATATACAGTAACGGTTCAAGACACAGATGCATACAATAACTATTTTAATATCCCGGTTACAGATTTGTCGAATGTTTTGGTGAATGGTAAATTCGAGATAAATCAATATGCAGATGGCACACAAAATCTTAATCCAACACCTATTCCTGGTTGGAGATTCTTTAACACTTCTTATTTAATGAACAATAATAACTATGGTCTTTGGACATTTCCGCCGCCATATGGTAAAACACATATACGTCTTGTAAATGCAACCATTTATCAAGTATTTTATGCAATTGCTGGGACTTATACATTTACAATGTCTTACTGTAACACATATTCATATCCAAATGGGTATGTTAATTTTTTAATAAATGGTGTCCAATTGCTTAGACATTATACCGGGACAACGGTTGATTGGACAACGCTAAGTTATACTTTTACGCTTACATACACTGGTTTACACGATTTTAGGTTTTATTCTTCGAGTAATAACTTTTTTTTCGGAAATATTAGAATAGTTCCAGTTACAGTTGCGAACCAAATTTCTTATTTAAAATTTTCGAAAATCGATTCGCGAATATTTAATGGAACGTTCGAAACTGAAATCACACTTGCAAATAGCAAAACTTTAACACCTTTAACAAATTGGACAATTGAAAACAATCGTGTCTGGGTTCTCAATAATTATACAGCATATACGGGTCTTCCTATACCGTATCCAAGTGGCAATCAGTGCATTGGTATCGAAGGGCTTGGCAAAATATCACAAACATTTAATCACGTTGACAGTAGTTTGAACTATCTATCTTTTTATATATGTGCCCCTATTTATTTCTCAGCTTCCAGTAACGGCCTTATAAATCCATTTCTCGTAAAAATAAATAATGTCACAGTTGCCGGTCCCAATTATTACGTGTACGACAGAATGTGGACAAAATGTTTGTATACAAATATAACAACGATAGCAGGACCAAATACATTGTCAATTGAGGGTACTGATACCACAAACTCTGGCAAAATTGCTGCAATCGACAATGTTATTTTTGGTTCCATAAATATGTCGCCCACAACAACGACATATGCTCCTTCAACGATTGTTAAATATGGATCAACAATGTCATCTATCATGACAGCAACCTGCAATATACCAGCAACAATTACCTATTATTTGGATAGTGCTCTTACAAATCAGATTTTTGCGGATTCAACTTTGCCTGTAGGTGACTACCAAGTCTATGTAAAGTCGGTTCCGCTTGATATCTACAACTATATGAACTCGTTCGCAGGTCCTGCAAGCATATCTGTCGTAAATCCTAATCCGATTATTCAGTTCCCCAAAATAATCAATGTTGTATACAACGACACTTTGGCAAATCTAATCAACTACACGACAGTAGTTCCAAGTACTCCTGGAACTCTCACTTTCCGACTGAATAATAGTTCAGGGGCTATACTTACTACGAGCAATACATACAATGTGATTGGCAAATTCACCGTTTTTTGCACATTTACCCCCGACGATACTGCTACTTACGAAACCACCTCCGCGACTTACAACGTTACTGTAGAGGACAATGATGCGCCGAACAACTATTTCAATATTCCAGTGACGGATACGACAAACTTGTTGGTGAACGGAAACTTTGAATACATCCCAGCAACTTATCCACCTGGAACAAATACATCAAATCAAATCGCAGCTACTCCCACAAATATTCCTGGTTGGAGATTTTTTAGTTATGCCTCAACCAGTGATTCTGGATTTGTTAATGATGTTTCTGTGTCAACTACAGTGACATACCCATTTCCAAATGGTCCAAAATCTGCAAGATTGCGTGGCGCGAGGATCTTTCAACCAGTTTTTCTGAATGCAGGCACATATACTTTCTCATGTTATGTTGCACGCCAAGGTTATTTCGCAATCAACTCATATTTCGTGATTTCTTTAACAAGCAATGTGCGAAAACAAATTAGTGCTTGGAACAGCACTTTACAAGCAATTACCGATTGGTACTATTACTCAACCACTTTTACTGTTTCAACTACGACAACATATCAGTTAGAAATCTGGAGTGCAGGAAGCCCTCGTTGGTATTTCCAAAAAATGTCGATCGTACCAACATACCCGAATCCCCAATACTTGAAATTTTCCAAGATTGAATCGCAAATTTTTAACGGTTCTTTCGAAACAGAAATCAAAACAGCGAACAGCATTTCCACCGTCGCACTCAGCAACTGGACAAAAGAAAACACGGTTTGGGTATTGAATAATTACAGTTCTTACAATTCGATCCCACTTCCTTATCCAAGTGGCAACCAGTGTGTAGCCATTGAGAAAACCGGAAAAATTAGTCAAACTTTTACATACACTGCGAGCAAACTCAATTATTTGTCCTTCTATGTATGTGGAGACGCTTCATCAAATCCACTTACGGTCAAATTGAATGATGTGTCTGTTTGCACAATCTCGCCCTGCAGTTCTGCGGGTGGCACATGGCAAAAGTACATTTACCCATATCTAACTACAGTCGATGGAACAAACGCGCTTTCATTCGAAGGCACAAACCAAACAAATGGTTATATCGGAATCGACAACGTGATATTGGGCCAAGTGAATCGCGCCGTGACAACCGTCACTTTCCCAACGCCTGCGCCTATCATGTATGGCACTGATCTGTCGGCGGTTTTGGTTGCAACCGGATCAGTCCCAGGATCATTCCAATATTTTACCGACAGCAGTTACACAACCATGGTGTTTTCAAACTCCTTATTAATTCCGAGCATGTATTCAATTTATGCGGTATTTACTCCAAGCGACCAAGTAAACTATATGCAAGGGTTTGCCGCTGTTGATTTATCGGTCAATAAGCTGGTCCCTTCTCTGACGTATGAAACACTTCCTGCGATCGATTATGGAACTTTGCTCGAGTCAAGTTTGAAAGCGACAACTAATGTCCCATCTAAGGTTGAATATTATTTGGACGAAAACAAGATTTTCCCAGTAAATGGTCTCACTGTTTTGGCACCAGGCACTTACACAATTTATGCATTCTTGAATCCAACCGATACTGTTACTTATTCGTCCATCATGGCATCTTCATCGCTTACTGTAAATCCAAGCATTATACGACCTACAATGTACTATCCGTCGTTAATTCCAATCACGTACGGCACTAACCTTACAAACAAGTTGAACGCATCGATCGTACCGAATCTTCCAGGAACAATCCGATACTACACGGATGCTAGTTATAATAACGAAGTCACTACATATACAATTTTGCAGCCTGGTATTTGGACCCTCTATGCTGTATTTACACCAACCGACTCAACTGAATGTACTCAAGCATTCGGAAGCACATCGATTTTTGTGAGCAATCTTTCCATAGAGACTCGCAAACTGGTTTTAAGCACATCCGACATTTTGGCATCAACAAATGCGGATGATTATTTCGGTCTCACTGTTTCGAACGCCGCGGGCATCGTAGAGAACAATCGATACACCTACACTTGGTATACAAACATCCGAAACATCATGGGGGACGACTTTTACAATAGATACAGCAAGTTTTCGATCCGACTGAAAGATTTCGTGAACGGAGATTTGTTTACAACTGCACAACCCTCTTCGCAAAATTTATCGGTACACTACGAGATTTTCAATGAATGCAAGTTATCGGGAGTACAGTTTGACCCCGCGCCGAGAGTTAACGGCGTTTCAAGCAATCAAGCAACATTGTGTGTTCTTACGAGAAAGTTCCCGGCAAGCAGTCCTTGCTACTATAATGTGGGCGACAGCGTTGGTGGCGTATATACATTTAGTAAAACAACCGACACCGTCCCAATCAAGATTGATTTGCCGAATTTATACGACGATCAGTATTTTGCACCATCTGTGAATGCGGTTTTATTTGGGCATTTAACATTTGTTTTTGAAATTCGCGGTGTACTTAATTAAAAAAAAAGGTAAACCGAATCTAATGTAAAATATTATTAATACGATTTATAATATTTTATGCAAGGCAATATATATATATAAATGAGTACTGAAACACGAAATTTGATCTTGAAAACATCGTGGATTAGTTCTTCGACTGATCCTTACACATATCTCGAACAAACTGTCGACAATGCAACTGGAAAAATAGAAGAGAATAATGAGTGTTATACATGGTATAATGTGAACCTCCAACAAATTTTGGGTGACAGTTATTATAACCAATACACCAAATTTTCGATCCGATCTGTCGAAATTAAAACTGCACTTTTGTCGACAACATACAACACGAATTCGGCAGATGCCAACTCGGATATTTACAATAATACAATGATTGAGTATTACTTGTCGGGTCTAAATTTTGATCCAAGTGTAAATCGAGTGCTTGTACAAACTGCTGTTGAACAAATAATCCCGGCGGACAGCGCAGGTACTGGATTCACTTCTGCGAGTCCTACTCTTATGTCGAATCAAGCGCCCATCTATTATTTTAGTAAACCGGTTGCCGGTGTGAATATCAAGATTGACCGCAACGTTTTAAACACACATGGTCATCGCACAGTGAATAGTATCAACGACGTGATTGGACCTTCCATATTTATGTTTGAGATTGTTGGAATAAATTAAATTGCACAACATAATATATACAAAAAAAAAGAATGTCGTATGCAGAAAGTAGAAATTTAATTTTAAGAACCACAGACATCAGTTTTTCAAACAACCCTGTCGATTATTTCAACACTACACTTACAAGTGCAAACGGTTCAGTTTCACAGAACAGACAAAGCATAACATGGACCAATATTAATTTAAGAACATTAATGGGCAACGAGTATTATAACCGATTTAGTCAATTTGAGTTGAAACTGATGCAGCTGTCAGTTGGTCAAACAACACAAGGACTATTGACGGATATGTCATTCAATGCCACGAAAAACATTTATTTATCCGGATTACCGTTTACGACAGGAGAGACTCACGTGCTTCTTACATCAACTGTTGTGAATTTGCCGGCGACCGAAGCCGGCAAAGGTGCCGCGACAGTCCAGAATGTATCGTCATCCAACATATTTAACAAAACTGAAGTGGAGACTGTAAACATCACGATTGATATGTTCCCAAGCACTTCGTCGACTCAGTATTATCAGCCCGCAACTAGCAACTTATTATATGGTCATTCGGAGTACTTGTTCGAGATTTATGGTATTTAATCTGTGGATCCCTTGACAAATTAAAAAAAAATCGGCACATTTAGCGGATAATAATAAAAAATATGACTACTATATAATCTGAATGTCAGTTGAAAAAAGAATTTTGTCTTTGAGTTCATACGATATTAATCCATCAACTGCGGCAAGCGACTACGCAACAACCAGTGTAACAACTTCGACCGGAACCATTGGTCAGTATTTTAACTATATGAATTGGACAAATGTCAATTTGAAAACCAGTTTGGGCGAGTCCTACTATAATAAGTACAGTAAGTTCTCAATCAAGCTGATTGAGTGTTTTGTAGGCAATTTGACGTATACTGACATTTCGAGCAACATTGAACAATCGGTACGCTTCCAGTTGGTGGGCAATCTGCCCTTCAAAAACTACAATGCAACACCGTATAATTTGGCGAACATTAATTCAACAAACAGAGTAACTCTGTACACTGGGTTATTGTCGAAACTCCCCCCGATGACCACGCTATCTTCAACAGTGTCGGGCACAAAAATAAGCATCGAAGACCCACTCACCTACATTTTCACTAAGCCCACCAGTGATGTGATCACCATGTCGATTGAAGTTGTAAAACTTTCTGGGTTAGAGTATTTAAACACACTTGGTTATGGACATTTTCGATTTGTTTTTGAAATCTCTGGTTTGTAACTAGCTTTTATGTATATATATATCATATAATGGAAACACGTCTTTTGAATCTTTCATCATATGATATTAATTCAAGCGACACTTTAGCGGATTATTACAACAAAACGGTGTCCACACCTTATGGTACTGTTTCGAATAACCGCTGGTCGCTCACTTGGAATAACATTGACTTTTCCAAAGTTATGGGTGACGATTTCTACAACCGATACAACTTTTTCAAAATCACCCTTATTAATTTCAGTTTGTTGCCTGCACCAGCTTCCAAAATTTCAACCGCTGTGACGGCCCAACATTACCAAGATTTTTATGTCAACTGGTTTTTGCAAGGGCTCCCTTTCTTCCCCGGGGTTTCAAGTGCGCTGCTCGATACTGGATACATTCCCATGGACCAACCGTTTGCCGGCTACACAATGAACAAAAGTTTGTC